CTTGATTTTGAAAATGCTGTCTGGAAAATTCCCGCCACAAGAAAACCCATTGAAGGCGTTAAATTCTCTGGACGTGGTATGAAAATGAAAACTGAGCATATTGTACCGTTAAGTCGTCAGGCCGTATCTCTTTTTAAAACCTTGCAGGGTTTGAGTGGAGAATGTGAGGTGATGTTTCCTCATGACCATAATCCGGCAAAAGTCATGAGCGAAAGTACCGTAAATAATGCCTTACGCGGTATGGGCTATGACACCAAAACAGAAGTTTGTGGTCATGGATTCAGAACAATGGCACGTGGTGCGATGGGTGAATCTGGATTGTGGAACGATGATGCAATAGAACGTCAGTTAAGTCATGTGGAAAGAAAGAACGTCCGTGCTGCGTATATTCACACATCTAAACATCTGGATGAACGGCAGCTAATGGTTCAATGGTGGGCTGATTATCTGGACGCAAATAGAGAAAAATATATAACGCCGTATGACTTTGCTAAAAAACGGCAGAAATAATTTCATCTGGAATTATATATTGCGTATCTGAGACATCAGGTAAATATAATACCTTATTAAGGTGTACTGGCTAATTTTATACCAGTCCGTAGTATCGTTACGGGCTGGTATATTTTCCATTGTTAGTATTTTCTAACTAAAAATGGTTAATAATCAAAATAATAAGATGTAACACACTCTTTGTATGAAACGGATTACTATCCCAATGTGATGATCTCACATTGTAACTTTGATTTAATTATTCCTGTTCTAATAATGTCTAGAGACATCAAATATAAATAAGTTAACAGGGATAACTACATGTCAATAATTACCACACCTAAAGAAAGTCTTATTCGTTTATCAGAAGTTCAACGCAGAACAGGTTACAGCAAAGCGTGGATCTATAGACTTATCGGAGAAGATAAATTCCCGAAACAAATCAAAATCGGCACTCGCTCAGTTGCTTTTCTTGAATCAGAAGTTGATGGCTGGATAGCCCAACGAATTTCTGAATCTCGCGGTGAAATGTAATAAGAAAATATATTTTCAGCATAACCAAAAAGCACAATAAATAAAAAATCATGAAGAATAAAAACACGGATAATAGCCGTTACGGATACCCTTACGCCAAAAATCAGGCAAGCGATACTTTAATTACCGGTATAACAATTAGTTGGACTGAAAAAAAAAGGTAGCACAGCGAATGCTACCTCTGAATTATCTCTTTCGAAAAAGAATGTTACCCAATGGGATTATTTCTGGCTCATTCAAGAATTAGATTCAATACCTCTTGATTGCAATTCTTTGCGGATAATTCTCTTTATCCATGCAGATACCGAAGCGTCACCATCTTGGGCTAACGCTGTTTTTATTCCTTGCTCAAGGGATGGCTCTACCCTTAATGCAATTTGCTTATTTCCCTTTCCTGATATCTTGATGGTTGACACTTGGTTTACTCCTGTTTATATTAAACTCATATACCAAGTGTATGACAGGTGCAAACCAAAAACAACGCCCCGAAGTGCTACCAACACTATCGAGGCGTCTAACCAACAACCGTTAATAGAGGTAACGATTATGGCTGGCATACAGCATACTCAAACTCGCCCTAAATTTACATATCTAATTGCGTCAGGCAATCAACGACTAATGAATCTACAGCGCCTTATCACCGTTCTGACGGGTATCCCTTCCCTGATATTAGCTTCTCGTCAGGAGGTGCTCCGTGGGTAAAAAAACACTTTCATTAAAACAGGCAGAGTATCGCACACAATTAGCGGCTTCTGTTTTCACATTTATTCTCGAAAAGTCGCCGAAAGAATGCACTATTGAACTCAATAATCTGATCTTGCTGGCACGTGATATCAATCAGGAAATACAGCAGGCACTGTTGAAACATACGCCACAACCCTTGTTGTTGACATTATTGGGTTATGTGGTGAACAGACATCAGAAAGCGATACCGTTAGATCAAGCCATGTATCGGGCAGGATTAGCCATATCGTTATTTGAGATCATTCTTGACCAAATCGGCAGGGATTGCTCCGAAGAACTGCGCGATCTGTTGGCGCTGGCCTGTGATTTTAACCAAGACGTCTATCACGCACTGTGCGCGGTTGTCTATGGGGAGGAATAAATCATGAGTCAACGTTCTTCACAGCCTAAAAACCCTACGGAAATTCGCCCGATAGACTTTATCCATACAGTAAAGAAATCCGCCATAAATCACTGGCAAAGCCTGTTGCCTGCCTGTGGCGTTGACGTTCCCGCCAAGGGTAAGCATGGTGTTTGCCCGATATGCGGCGGTACTGATCGTTTTCATTTTATTGATGATCACAATAACGGTGACTGGCATTGTCGCCAGTGTGACCAGCCGAATCACGGTGACGGGCTGGATTTAGTGGCAAGAACTAAAGGGATCACCATCTTTGAAGCGGCTAAATTGGTTTCTGGTGCGCAGGCGCTTCCTTTACCAGAATCCAAGCTAGCCAAAGAAAAACCCAGAATGGCAAAACCGATTGCAGAACGCATCACTGCACTGGTCGCAACTTCTGTCATTGGCGAATCTCAGTATCTGATTAAAAAGGGGCTACAATGCCCCAACCAGCGGTTATTAAAAGACGGTTCTTTATTACTGGTTACTCAAACACTGGACGGAACGATAACAGGCGCACAAACGATCATGCCAGACAGCCAAAAGCGCCTTGTTTACGGTACTCAGAAAAAGGGGAGTTTTATTCCCTTATCCGAGATAACCGGAACGTCTGACACGTTCATCATTACCGAGGGCTACGCAACGGCTTTAACGGTCAGCCAATTACATGAGGGTGTGGTGTTGGCAGCGATTGATGAGGGTAATTTACTGGCGGTTGCTGAACAGGTTAGGGAACGGTGGTCAGACGCGAAAATTATTCTTGCCGCTGACAATGACTGGCACGAGCAAGGAGAACGGGACAAAAACGGCAGGCTGAAAAAGAACGTCGGCAAGATTGCTTCGGAGAAAGCCGCCAAAACTATTGGCGGATGGGTAACACTGCCACCGACAGAGTATAAAGCCGATTGGGACGATTATCGCCAGCATCACGGCATAGAAGCAGCAAAGAAGGCATTCAGCAACGGATTATATCAGGTTGGGGAGAAAAGACTCATGGAAGCAGAAGCAATGGTAATCCACGAAGCAAAGCCCAAAAAGGCCAATAACAATCTGACACAAATGGCAGCCAGTCAGCGCGGGGCGCTGGTGGTAGAACGCTACGGCAAGGTTGCGGTCAATCCTGAAAGTGATATGGTTTATCATTATAACGGTACAACATGGCAGACCGTATCGGATAACGAGCTGCGCCGTGCAATGGTGGCAATTTTCGACCAACATGAAACCCCATACAGCCCGAACGGGATCAATAACGCTATCTGTGCCATGAAATTACAAGTGCCTATTATTGGTGACCAGCGGCAGGATTTAATCGGGTTTCGTAATGGTGTGTATGAATTATCAACACAACAATTTACCCCGCACCAGCCGGAACACTGGCTAATGAACCATAACGGCATTACATTCACTCCGCCTGCTATCGGTGAAAATTTACCGGAACATGCCCCTGATTTTTACCGCTGGTTATCCCATGCGGCGGGGAGCAATGAGCACAAAATGAATCGCATCAAAGCCGCCTTGTTTATGATCCTGGCAAACCGTTATGACTGGCAGCTATTTATTGAAGTCACAGGCGAAGGCGGCAGCGGTAAAAGCATCTTTACCTATATTGCTACCCTACTGGCGGGAGAACACAATACCGCCAGTGGTAATATGAGAGCACTGGATGAAGCCAGAGGCCGCTATCAGTTTGTCGGGAAAAGCCTGATCACGTTGCCCGATCAGGTTAAATATGTCGGTGAAGGGGCAGGTATTAAGGCCATTACAGGTGGTGACCTGATCGAAGTTGACGGGAAATATGAGAAACAATTTTCTACGGTCATTAAGGCAGTAGTATTAGCCACTAATAACGAGCCGATGAGCTTCACAGAACGCAATGGTGGTATTGCACGGCGGCGGGTGATTTTTCCGTTTAATGTTCCGGTAAAAGAATCAGAGAAAGACCCATTATTGTCCGAAAAAATCAGTCGGGAACTGCCTGTGATTATTCGTCACTTATTAAAGGAATTTGCCGACCAGAATAAGGCTAAAAAGCTGCTACAGGCGCAACGCGATTCTAACGAAGCATTAACGGTGAAAAGCAATTCAGATCCATTGTATCGCTTTTGCGGTTATCTGGTATCAGTCAATGATGCGATAGGGATGAAGATGGGCAATAAGAACATCAGCCCACGCGCACCGAGAATGTACCTGTATCACGCATATCTTTCTTTTATGGAGGCGCACGGCTTTGAACGTCCGCTCACACTGACCAAGTTCGGCGAATCACTTCCTAAAATTATGCTGGAGTACCGCAAGGAATATCGGAAAGTGCGAACCAATAAAGGTTACTCTTATAACGTTGAATTATCCGAAGAAGCGGAAGAATGGCTACCCTCTGTGCCTGAGTTACGAAACAGTTAAGTCTGCTGTATAAAACTTTTGGTTTTAGGTCTGCATTCCCTGCACAATTCTAAATATCTATCTGTATTTAAAAGAAAATAATAGGTGTATAGTTATTTTTTAACTATACATCAACTATACATTCTCTTCATTAGGATAAAAAAAGGGGTGAATAGAGGATACAGTCAATGAATATCATATTAATTACGACAAATCCAGATATAGCAAGGCTTTCAGGGGATTGTGCAGAGGGTGTATAACTGAGAGGAGAAAAAAGATTTATAGGGGGGTATCTCTGGCAGGTAAATAAAAGCCAGATAAATCAAAAGACGTAAAATAAGGTATCAGACTGATTTGGTGCTACCAGAAATTTAAGCGATGTAATCTTCTGATTTACTTTAAAAACAGAGATTAATCACAAATTCATTGCTACTTTTTCACTCAAGCTGGAATAAATAAATATTCCTGTTGTATTCTGCTTCATTTATTCGGTACTTTTCGGAAGTCAGATCACAGGAGACAAGATGTCGCATATTATTTACTTGTTACTCAAAGGCAAGAAACAGGGGTTAATTTCAGCCGGGTGCTCAACGCCTGAATCCATTGGAAACCGCTATCAGGCAGGTCGGGAAGACGAAATACAGATATTGAGTATCAGCCATTCAGTGAGCCGCGACCAGAACGCGCATCATCACCCCGTTAGCTTTACCAAGCCTATTGATAAATCCTCGCCGCTCTTAGCAATGGCAATTGACGGTAATGAATTGTTAGAGGCCGTTTTTTTGTGTTACCGAACCAGTCAATTGGGGCAATTAGAAGCCTTTTATGAAATCAAACTGACAGGAGCAACCATTGTTGATTTTACCTGTCATTATCCTCATTCGATAGACAGTAATGACCAGATACCGTATGAAACGGTGCAGATTGATTATAAGTCTATTTCATGCAGGCATCTTACCGCGGGCACATCGGGTTATAGCATTACGCAATTATCCGGGCGTGAAGAAGGCAAACCACTATTGTCTGGGTTCTCGAATGTTAAGCCACTTAAGAAGCCGCTGGTTGAAGAGACTCCGGTAAAACCCGCTAAACATCATGCTCGTTATCGTTGTGTGGATGATGACGGCAATCTTTTAACCGAACGCAAGTATCGGGTTTGCCTGCCGGATGGTCAGATAAAAGAAGGAAAGACTGATAAACAAGGTTATACCCAATGGCATCTCACTGATGACAAAAAGAAACTTGAATTTCATATTTTAAAGGATTAATGCTATGCCAACTTATACCGTTTACACTAAAATTGAATCGAATGTGCCTGCTGAAAAGTTACTTTATGATTTGATTATTTATCGTCAGGATGCAGCAGGAAATCATCATGTATTGCTTGATGTTGCACAGGCACAATTACAGAGCAATTATGAAACTGAAAAGCATATCACGCAGGAAATAGATGATGATCTTTCTGTGACGTATATTATGCAGATTATGCTTTATCGTAAGCATGGTTCAAATATAATTCAGGCATTGCAAGCTCCGTTTAAAAAAATGTATACACTTGGGGAACTCGTCGCAGGTAAAGCCTATTCGGATAAAAAACGGGAAAATGCCTGTTATTTTGAAAGTACGATTGAAACAAAACCGGTCAGCGAAGGTGATAATACGGTTGAATTAAAAATTACTATTCCTGAAAGGATGTTTATTGCTGAAGAATATCCAATTGGTCATCCTGACGACCCATTTGAAAAAAGTAAAATTGAATCTGAAATTCAGGGCAGACTTTCTAAAACAACCGTTCCCGATCAGGGCGGTGCAAGTTTATGTGGTCCTGCGGCATTTTTTTATTGTTTACAAATGGACAGACCAGATATTTATGAGCAAGCTGCCCGTGAGTTATGGGAACATGGAAAAACCAAAATTGGTCAATTAGAAATCAAACCGGGTGACGGCTGTCGACATCCTAAAGGTTCATTTTATAATCAGTACGGTGCAAGAATATCTGGGTTAGACTGGTTGACATTAGCGAGTTTAAGAGATTCAGAAAATATCATTTTTAGTTATGATGAAGTTGATGATCAGGTTGCTGGTATTACAATGTGGGAAATGTTAACAGAATGGTTTGAAAAGGCTGGTTATGAAAAAGTTTTTAGTAATGTCGGATTATCTCATTGTAATATGAATGATTTAATGACTCTTAATGATTACGCATCGCAAGGATATAAAGTAATTACATTGATATCTGACACTATGTTAGGAAGGGGACGAAGTAATGGTGTTAAATATAAAAGTCATTGGATTGTATGGAATGGAGTAGTAAAAGAAAATAAACAACAAGTTGAACTTGAATTATTTTCATGGGGTGATACATATCAACAAATAAAAAGCAACACTACAATGGATTCCTTTTTGAATCAATTATTCGGAGGAGTGGTTTTTAAACCACTAAAATAAAATGAATAAACATTTAATGATAATGGCTGTTTTTTTTCTCACTGCCTGTGGTAGTTCCGTTTCATTTTCACCTAAAGAAAACGAACTACCTGATGCTAAAGTAGGTGAGTCGTATTATAGCACTATAAATATAGAGGGTGGACGTGTTATAGGGATGCTAGCTGGTAATAGTGTAAAACCGGATGATTTAGGACTACATGCCCAACATTGCGAATTACCTAAAGAGGTGATAACAAAAAACACCATATCAACAAAGGATAATAACTGCATCATAATAAGTGGTATTCCTGCCAAGGCAGGAACGGCAACAGTTAATATACATGGAGCTATCTATGGTAATATGTTTAAAAACTCTGAGGAATTTAATAAAATCTACACTATAAAAATAAAAAAATAAATAGCCATTAGCAAAATGGCGATTTAAGTCGCCATTTTTATATTTTTGTATGCTAGTTCAACATAATCAGGATTCTTTCTTATTATTTTTCATAGTGTTAAAAAGTTATTTATTGAAAAATAACTATTCTGAAAAAACACCATGAAAAAACCTCTCGTATTACGCCAACAGAAAGCCGATTTAACCAACCAGATGCGCTCGCTGCTTACCAAAGCCGAAAGTGAAAAGCGCTCACTAACTACTGATGAAGCGAAACAGTTCGACAAGCTACGTAATCAGTCCGATGCACTCAATATCGAAATTGCCCGTTATGAAGCCCTATCTGATGAAGAACGCAGTCAGGCGGGTAAAACCCAGCCGACCAGTAAAAAACTCAGCAATGACGAACTCCGCCATTATATTCTGACCGGAGAAACCCGCACCTTATCCACGGGCGTTCCGTCAGAGGGCGGTTATACCGTTATCCCCGAACTGAACAAACAGATCATGCAGCAACTTACCTGTGAGTCAGTCATGCGCCAAATCTGTACCATCAAGACCACACGCAGCAACGAGTATAAACAGCTTGTTTCGGTCGGTGGTGCGGCAGTGGCACACGGGGAAGAAGGTAAGTCACGCGGCGAGACAACCACACCGAAAATGGAAGAAGTCAGTATTAAGTTGTTCCCTGTCTACGCCTATCCTAAGACCACGCAAGAGATTATCGACTTTAGCGATGTGGATATCTTGGGCTGGCTGACCGCCGAGATTGCCGATACTTTCATTGATACCGAAGAAACGGATCTGGTCAGCGGTGACGGCAGCAAAAAAACCAAAGGCTTTCTGGCTTATCCCCGTGACACCCAAGGCGACAAGGTACGTGATTTTGGCACATTGCAAAAATTGGAAGTCACCACGCTTGAAGCCGATAGCCTGATTGACCTTAAGTTCTTGCTTAAGAACAAATACCGCAAGAATGCGGTGTGGGTGATGAATTCCACAACTGCCGCTCAAGTACAAAAGCTGAAAAACGGTAACGGGGATTATATCTGGCGCGAACGTTTACAGGCGGGTGATCCTGATATGTTGCTGGGCTTGTCTGTCCATTACCTTGAATTTATGCCCGATGGTGTGATTGGTCTGGGTGACTTCAAACGTGGTTATTTCATCGTTGACCATGAAACAGGCATCCGCACCCGCCCCGACAATATCACCGAGCCGGGCTTCTATAAGGTACACACCGATAAATATCTGGGTGGCGGTCTGGTGGACTCCAACGCAATCAAGATCCTTGAAGTGAAAACCACTTCGAAATAAACGAAAGGGGCGAGAGTCCCTTGTTTGGGAGTCCATAAGATGAATAACGATTTTGAAATTCGTACCGCTTCCCTTTCTGCCAGTGAGAAAAAACTCACTGGCTACGTGATTAAGTGGAACAGCCGATCACACGTGTTGTGGGATGAATTTGTCGAACAGTTCGCGCCAAATGCGTTTAACGCCAGTTTAGCGGCGGGGGCTGATATCAGGGCGTTGTACGAGCATGACCCGATAAACCTGTTAGGCCGCACCACGTCCGGTACGTTACAGCTTACCGAAGATACCACCGGATTACGCTTCGAGTTAACCCCGCCTGATACTCAATTGGGGCGCGATGTGCTGACTCTGGTTGAACGGGGTGATATTTCCGGTATGTCCTTTGGATTCAGGACGCTAAAAGATCAGTGGGATATTGGTCAAGAACCTTATGTCAGAACTGTTTTGGAAGCGGAACTGCGGGAAATCACCGTCACCAGTTTACCCGCCTACCCTGAAAGCGGGGTAGAGATTGCCAAGCGCTCGCTGAATGGTGCTAAGCCCTGTGGTGCCGATTTGCGTCATTACTGGCTGCAACTGTCCGAGGTGTAACCATGTGGCCGTTTAAACGAAAAGTCCCAGAAACCCGCAGCATGAGCATGGATGAGTTTCTTTCTCTGGCGGGCGTGTCTAACACCAAATCGGGCGAGCATGTTTCCCCGTCTACGGCGGAGGGCTTACCTGCGGTAATGAATGCCGTTACGGTGATCAGTGAAGCAGTGGCGACCATGCCTTGCTATCTCTATCGGGTTCAGCACCAGAACGGCAAAGAATCCCGCAAATGGCTCAGTGATCATCCTGTCGATTATTTGCTGAATGAGTGTCCGAATGACTGCCAGACCCCATTTCAGTTTAAGCGAACCCTGATGCGTCATTGCTTACTCAATGGTAATGCTTATGCGGTGATTGTCTGGGGGCGGGACGGTCAGCCGCAATCGTTGCATCCTTACCCACCGTCAGCGGTTGTACCGCAACGGTTATCCGATCATCGGTTCGCCTACACCATCACCGAACCTTATAGCGGCAAGGTGAAAACCTTCCTACAGGAAGAAATTCTGCATTTACGCTATGCAACCGAAGACGGTTTTCTTGGGCGCTCGCCTGTCACTGTTTGCCGTGAAACTCTGGGCTTGGGGCTGGCACAACAGCGCCACGGCGCCAGCATCATGAAAGACGGCATGATGGCGGCGGGAGTGATTAAAGCCGCTGACTGGTTGGATGGAATCAAGGGAAGTAAGGCACTGGAAGCTCTCGAGCGTTATAAAGGTGCGCGTAATGCCGGAAAAACGCCGATCCTTGAAGGTGGAATGGAATACCAACAGTTAGGCATGAGTAACCAAGATGCCGAATGGCTGGCTTCCCGTCGCTTCACCATTGATGATATCGCCCGTATGTTCAATGTCAGCCCGATCTTTCTACAAGAATATTCGAACAGTACCTACAGCAATTTTAGCGAGGCATCCCGCGCTTTTCTGACCATTACCATGCGCCCGTGGCTTGCCAATTTTGAACAACAAATCAAAGCGGCCTTGCTGATGAATTCTCCAAAGCGGGGTATTCGTTATCAGGTCGAATTTGATACTGCCGATTTGTTGCGTGCCAATCCGAAAGAACGTTTCCAAAGCTACGAAACTGCCATTAAATCCGGTGTTATGTCTCCGAATGAAGCCCGCGAACGGGAAGGGCTATCACCCCGTGACGGCGGCGATGAGTTTAGCCAGGCATGGAAGCAAACTGTTGAAGTGAAAAAACAAGCGGGGAACAAGGCATGAGAGCAGGCAGATTGAGACACCGGATCACCCTTCAAAAAAACAAAAGCACACGGGATAAGTTTGGTGGAGTGATAAACAACTGGGAAGATGTCGCCGAAGTTTGGGCGGAAGTCATCGCAATTAGCGGGCGGGAACTTGTAGCTTCTGGTGCCGTGTTATCCGAAGCCACGGTGCGTATCTGGCTGCGTTACCGTGATGATATCACCACAACAAATCGCATTGTCTATCAGGGCGCCAGCACCCACGGTAAGAGCTTTGCCATTGTTGCCGTTATTCCTGATCCGAAACACACCCGTCTGGAACTGCTTTGCAAGGGAGGCGTGAAATATGCCTGATATTGACATTCCGCTGAATGAAATCAAACAACACTGCCGGATTGATGAAAGCGATACCCTTGATGATGCGTTGCTTACCGCTTACGCCGAAGCTGCGCTGGAAGTCTGTCAGCAACATATTGGTAAACGGTTTGATGATGGTCTGAGCTTTACGCCAGCAATCAAGGTGGGTTGTCTGCTTTATATCGGCTTGCTGTATGAAAATCGGGAAATGGCAACCGATGTTGAGCTTAAAGAAGTCCCGTTCACCATTAAATCACTGTGGTCTGTCTATCGTGATGTGGGAGTCTACTAAATGCCGTGGCAACCCTTAAAACGCTGTAGCTACCCGAATTGCCGCGAGCGAGTGAAATCAGGCCGATGTGAGCAACACCAGCGGGAAGCCAGACGCCCACAGGATAAGCAACGAGGCACCCGAACCCAGCGAGGCTACAGTAATCGATGGGGACGCTATCGGCTGCACTACCTGAAAGCCAATCCATTATGTGCTCATTGCTTACAGCAAAGTATTTACACGCCTGCCACCATTGTGGATCACATTATCCCGATACAGGGTGACGCTGATGTGCTGTTCTGGCCTGCATCGAACCATCAAGCGTTATGCCAGACCTGCCATAACCGCAAGACCGTGCAGACAGATCCCATAACCAAAGCAAAGCGCAAACAGGGGATCTATCGGGAGCAGGAAACCGAAGCGGCAAGGTATCGAGATTGGTTAATAAAAGAACAATCACTCAATGAAATAACGGAGTGGGGGTATCAAAAATGACAAATATCCCTCTTAGCGGAACCGCCCCCTCCTTCAATTTTTACGCACGGCACTTTTTTTGAAAATAAAACAATAAGGACAAAAATTCATGGCAAGAGCGCCAAAACCGCCAACCTACCTTAATGATATCGCCGCCAGCCAATGGAAGGCCAAAGGTAAAATTTTAAGTGAGCGGGAAGACCTGAACGCCGCTGACTGGAACAATTTAGAACTGTACTGTGTGAACTATGCCATTTACCGAAAAGCGGTGGCAGACCTTGATATCAGGGGCTTTAGCATCATTAATAGTCAGGGCAGTGAGAGCCGAAATCCGTCATTGAGTGCCAAAGCAGACGCCGAAAAAATCATGATAAAAATGTCGTCATTGCTGGGTTTTGATCCCGTATCAAGGCGTAAAAATCCGGTAGAAACTGAGGAAGAAGACGAGCTGGATCGCCTATGAACGCATGGGAACAGTACGCTTTTGATATCGAAAACGGCAAAATTCCGGCCTGTAAGCGCGTAAAACAGGCCGTGAAACGCTACTTTAACAACCTGAATAACCCGCTTTATGTGTTTGATTCTGAGGTTGTGGCGCGTTTTATTGCCTTTTCCCGTGTCTGCCCGCATGTCAAAGGCCACTTGCGCGGTAAACCCATCATGCTTGAACCGTGGCAACAGTTCGCCTTTGCTAACCTGTTCGGTTTTAAGGTAAAGGCCACCGGACACCGAAAATATCGCAGTGCTTATATCCAAGTACCGCGTAAAAATTCCAAATCCACCGTTGCCGCAATACTGGCAAATTGGTTTTTGGTGATGGAACAAGGCCAGCAGGATATTTATACCGCCGCCGTGAGTCGTGATCAGGCGCGTATTGTATTTGATGATGCCCGCCAGATGAGCTTGCTATCAAAGCCGCTGAAAAAGCGGGTGACTGTTCAGCAACACAAAGTCACCTATCCAAAAAGCAACAGCCTGTTAAAACCGCTGGCTGCCAAAGCCGCCACCATTGAGGGCACAAACCCAAGCCTCGCGATTGTCGATGAGTACCATTTACACCCTGATAACGCGGTTTACTCTGCGCTTGAGCTGGGGATGGGCGCCCGTCCCGAAGGTATTCTGTTTGCCATTACCACAGCGGGCAGTAATGTTATTTCGGCCTGTAAGCAGCATTATGATTATTGCTGTCAGATACTGGATGGTGAGGAACAAAATGAATCATTATTCGCCTTGATTTATGAATTGGACGACGAGCACGAGATTGATGATGAAACCCTTTGGATAAAAGCTAATCCTAATCTTGATGTATCGGTAGATAGCGCCTCATTGCATGACACCATCCAGAAAGCGCGTGGCATTCCCTCACAATGGACGGAGATGTTAACCAAACGCTTTAATATCTGGTGTCAGGGTGAAACGCCGTGGATGGGCGAAGGGGCATGGAAAGCCTGCCAGCAAGATTATGATGAAAATGACCTCAAAGGACTGGAGTGCTACGCCGGACTGGATTTGTCTTCAACAGGCGATATCACCAGTATTTGCTACATCTTCCCCGTAGATAACGAACTATTATTACTCACCCGTCATTACCTACCCGAAGCCCAATTGCAGAACCCCGCCAACAAGAATAGGGCTGTGTATCGACAATGGGTGCAAGCAGGTTGGATACACACCACCGCAGGCGATTGCATTGATTATGACCGTATTCGTGATGATATTCTAAACGACAGCCAGAACTTTGATATCAAGTTGGTGGGTTTTGATACATGGAACGCCACGCACCTAAGAACGCAATTACAGGGAGCAGGGCTGGATGTTGAACCCTTCCCGCAAACCTATATGCGCTTTAGTCCGGTGGCGAAATCTGCCGAGGTGTTCGTAAATCGAAAGGTCATTCGTCACAATGGCGATCCTGTGCTCGCGTGGGCAATGTCCAATGTGGTGATGGAAACCGACGCGAACGCCAATATCAAACCGAATAAAAAGAAATCGGCGAATAAAATCGACCCCGCAATCGCGTTCCTGATGAGCTTTGGCACATGGCAGAGTGAGCATGAAGAGTTCGCATTTAGGTTAAGTGAAGAGCAACAAGAGCGCCTTAAAGTGTTTAATGGGATATAACGCAAAAAGTTAAGTGGTTTTACTGATTCGCTTATTGAACCAGATAAAACAATTCGTTAAAGTGGCTCCGCCATTAGCAAAATCTAGTGGTAAGGTTTCGCAGCCTTGAATATAACGTCCCACTGGTAGGCAATTTCTACCAGTGTGCTTGCTATCACCTATTCAATGGTGGTTCAAGCAGGGGAGGCTTAGGCCTCGCCGGTTGGACGTTACCGGTACTGCGAACCCTGTTTGAATCACCACCATCAATTTTATCAATTAATGGAAGGGGTAGCAGGAATGAATAACGTTAAAAATGACTGGCATCAAGCCGATATTATTGCTGCATTACGCAAGAGGGGGACAACCCTAGCGGCTGTTTCTCGTGAAGCGGGGCTTAGTTCATCTACACTGGCAAATACTCTCAGTCGGCCTTGGCCTAAAGGCGAATGGATTATTGCTAACTATCTCGAAGTACATCCTTCTGAAATTTGGCCTAGTCGCTATTTTGATATGTACGGTCAGCTTATCGAACGCAATGTCAGGAAAACTTCAAGTTTAACAAAAACCTAACTTGTATTTAATAAGATATCTACGTGGGGTTATTACTTACCCCACAAATACAAAAAATTTGCAATGCTACTTCTGATTTCCACTATCCCATATCATGGCATTACCGGGAACTTTTTGAGAAATAAAGCCATATTTCCTTTGTGCCCAAATAATAAATGAGTTATCAGACTGTCCACATTCAGGGCAATGAAGAGTTCCAGAATTGTGTAATCCTTCATGCCAAGTGTAAATTGAAAAATGCAACCCACATTTTAAACACTTAATTTTTTTTTCAATGTATTTTGAGGTTTTTTCAATAATGCTTTGAACATATGTAACTCCTTGGATGGTAATTTCAGCCATATTTCCAGTTAATGTTATATATCCATTTTCAATTAACTCCAATATTACATCAGGGTATTGCATGTTTTCTTTTGTAATTTTAGAGGGTAAAACAATATCATCAGTAGCCAAGTAAAAATGGTTTTCTATTCTATCTATCTTTATAATTGATGAATTACTGACTGCGGAAAGCAATAATTCAATTGCAATATTTGATAACTTTACTTCTTGTTTTTTATATTTTAATGCTTCAATAATAGCTGCCGAAATAGATTGTAAATCTCCAGTTATAACCTGATTTTTTATCGGAAGCAGCCCTTTTTCTACCATCTCATAAACTTTATCTCTATGTCCTTTTAATTCTCTTTTGCTAAAATTTTTAGTCATCCCCATCCTTGTGTGTATTGCTGTATGACAATTAGCACACACTGGAATCAAATTATCTTCTTCGTGAGTTCCTCCATTACACTGCTCAACAATATGATGAACTTGAATATTCAAGGGAACAAACTGTCGACAAAGGCTACAATGCCTTGCACAGTTAACTAAAATTTTTGCCGAAACTATTTCTGGTATCATTGGCTACTATTCCTAAGATAAAAAAACCGACCTTAATTTTTAACCATTGAATATATACCATTATTTGATTAAAAAAACACAATGTTCATCATGAAATAATTACTTATAAATATAATAACGGCGGGTGTAAATGATTTTTAAGTATTTGCATAAATACAGTTATATGTGATTTAAAAATTCTTACCTAAACAGATAACTCTAGAGCAGGAAATCTATGAAAATATCTCTTTTTAAGCTACTTTCTTACTCATTAAAAATTTTGTTATCTTCTTATATAATCAGAAATCTTAATACTAAAATAGACATACCGAGTCACATTTATTTATAGTAAAATCAGAATCTTAAGTTAAATTAAAAACAAAATATTTGAGGGGCACAAAAAGGGGCATAAAATCAATAAATAAAAATAAATTCAACTAATTCAATTAACTAACTTATTTTACTAGTCCCGCCCTGGCACCATATAAAAACTTGCTTTAGTATCAGCGAGTTAGAGTAAGAAGAAGCCACCTGAAAAGGTGGCTTTTTTTATGACTCAAATCACCTTTCACTATATTTTAGACCTCACATTTACTTTTTCTGACCCCCAACAACCGGGACAATATTCACTTTCCGATCATATCTCGCCGTCTGGGTAATATTTTTATGACCCGATATTTGTTGTTTTTCCGATAACGGGCCGTCAAGGTCTGAAACGCCTTTTGCCTTCAAATCATGAAACGTAAAGTTAAAGTCCAGCTCGGGAAAAGTGTCTTTCGCTATATCTTTCGCTTTTTTCCAGCGGCTGTTAAAGCCGTCACGGGTATACCGGGAGCCTTTGC